CTTACTTTTGCCACGTCGACGACGACGCCTATTGTTGCGACGGTTCCGCTGTAAGAAGGCTTGGCTCCTCGTACCAGCTTGGCGAGAAAAATACTCACCTCCAGGTAGACGAGGACCTCGCCTCTTAAGCTCAAGGATTTGGACAGGGGATTTCTTGTCTACAGTAGTTAAAGTAACTAACTTAGACATGGGCAGTCGTGATGCTTCCTAACAGTAGTGAAGACATCATCGCAGCCCCTCAAAATTGCAAGTCGCTACGTAACGCATGAAAAGTATTCGTTTCCTTGACATAATGAGAATCAAAATGCCGAAAAACTGGCAAAATATACTTTTCAAAAGCTTCAATTTCGAGGGGCACGATTGCCACTAAAGAATCAAAATAGTTCTCGATGGACATCTGATCAGCTACCGAAAAACCAAAACGGTCCTTCATAAATAATCGAGATGTCATTGAAATTTGTCGGACATTAATATCAAGACCTGATTCCAACATCTCTTTAACCATCTTCTCCTTATAATAATCCCTATGGAACTTAAACTTTGACCCTGCTGTTAAGCGGATGTAAGCCTGTGCCATCGGGTATATTATAGGGCATTGATAGTATTGATGAGCATAACTCAATGCTTTAGCACGCAATAATTCTTTCTTTCGCCGCGTACCTGATCCTAAGTATGACATTTCAGTCCAGCCAAGATTAAGGATCACCTTAACGGGATCAGTAATCACTGTCAGCGACTGTGGGTCAAATAATTGTCCACAAAAGGAAGCCTCATTTGGCGATCTCAAGTAAATAGTTTTAACAATCAAACCAAACTGAGAATAATCATCTTTTGTGAATAATGGACCATAGTATTGAGCTAGCAAATCATCGCCTTCAACGAGAACAAAGTGATTTCTAGCATTTTTAAGTGAGCACAAGTAAAGATAAACCATTAAGTTGGCAAAACCATTACCCAAACTAGTGTTCATTTCCCCTGACATTCGTCGAGCCTGTACCTTAGCTATGACATTCTTAAATTTCAAGACATTTATACCTGTCAAAACTTTCTTGATCACCCCCAATTTA